ATAATCATACCTACAGTAACTAAGATACTAATACCTGTTTCTATAGATAATGTAAATTTAGTGTCTTTACCTACTTCCATTTTATAGTCCCCTACGTTTTATTTTTTGTAAACCTTTTCTGATGCTGAAATACCAAATGACCCTAGAGTAACCCAAACAAATGAATTATAAATATAATCATTTACCATTAACTCTATACCTATGATACCCATAGCCAAATCAACAATACCAAATATACACATTAGTGCAAATGATAAAAATCCAATAATATTCTTTTCGTTATATTCATTTTTGTCTTTAAATAATTCCCACATTTTATTCACCTATCTCTGAGTGTACTAGTACGCCATTTGCATAAAAGTTATTATTCTTTGTTAAAATTGTATATGTCCAATGTTTCTTTGGAAATCCTTCTAATCTATGAACTTGTGCATAATATTTACCATCTAATATTTTTAGCAAATCATTAGGCTGTATAGCAGCTGCATCTAAATCATAGTTTGCTGATGTTCTACTTGGATCATCAGATACCATACTACCATCTTCTTTATATACAGGGTGGTCTTGTGTAAGTATCAACTCTTTTAATTCTTCACCATCTGTTTCATCGTTCGGGTCTGATAGCATAATCTTATATAAGTTATCATGTAATCTTTTTTCTATTTGTAATATTTCTACTTCTTCTTCTTCTCCAGTTTCCCAGTTGTAAGACATAATCATATCTCCAACATTTAAATCATGTATGTTTGCAGTTCCTTCTTTTAAATTAACTGGTATGTTTTCATAAATACATAAACCAAATCCGCCACCACCACCAGAAAATGTAATATTACCTGTAATAGTTGCACTAACACTATTATTTGTAAGTGTTAATGTGTATGCACCTGTACCATCTTTATTAGAAGGTGAGTGAGCCCATCTAGTTCTAATATATCTTGTTCCTGAATTATGTCCAGTGTATAAACTATTACTATTAGATGATGACACACTTATAAAATTTGTACCACTATTACTTGTACCCATAAAACCAGGGTCTCCACTAGAAGATGTAGCCATTGTAAATGTACCAAACGGTCCACCAGTTGTTGATAAAGAAAGACTTGTACCGCCACTACCATTAGATACTGTCATCTGTGCATCTTTAGTACTTGTACCAGTACCTCCTGGTAAATCGGTAAGATTTAATCCAGTATTGTCTGTAGTGCTCCAAGATGTACCAGCTAAGTCATGGTCATAACTATAGAACTCACTCATAGCATGAGGTGCACTACCATCTGGTCTGTCTGCACTAGCATTTTGTGTGTTAATAGTAGCTACAGTTCCATCAGATAAATCTTCTAATGAACTGTTAGCAGTAGTTCCACTTCTACCAAACTCAACATTAATATCGTTCATACTAATTTGTCCTGATGAAGTAAGAGCCATTATTTTTTTAACTCCTCTATCTCTGCTTTTAATTCTTTAATAGACTCAATTAATAATGGAACAAGTTTTTCATACTTAACTGCTTTATATCCATTATCTCTTGTAGTTACTATTTCTGGTAATACTTCTTCTACTTCTTGTGCTATAACACCTACATCATGTCCTTTAAAGGTTTCTTGTTTATCGTTCCAATCAAATTCATAACCAGATAGCTTAGAAAGTTTGTCTAAAGAATTTTCAATAGGTTTTAAATTATCTTTTAATCTTTTATCTGATGAAGCATAAGCAACAACATCTTCTCCAGCATTAAGAGTTTTAGCAACACCTAGACCACCACTTATCTTTACTGCTCCAGTAGTTTTAGATGTAGAGTTTGTTGTATTACTAAAAGTTATAACTCCACTTGCAGTGTCTGTAGCATTGCTTCTTAAATACTTTGAGTCTGTATGTTGTGTAATACTTGATGCAGCTATTCTAGCATCTGCAATAGTACCACTAACTATTTTACTTGCAGGAATGTCATCTACTAACGCCAGATCTCCTAATCCTAAAGCTGAAGCAGTAGTATATCCATAACTTAAAATTTTATCTTCTACCGCTGCAGAAGTCATAATGTGAGCATCATTGTTAGTAAACTCTCCTGAGTCATCTACACCTGTAATAGTATTACCGTCAAGAGTAAACCCACCAGTTAATGTTGATGTGCCACCAACCTTTAATGCTCCACCAGCATAAATACCCTCTTCGTGTGCAAATCCGTAAGTGTCTAAATCTTCTAATGAATTTCCGTGTACAGAATAACCAGTTTTAGTATTTTCTATTACAGGAGTATGTACTGAATGGTCACCATAATGAGCATCGTCTCCCATACGAAATATCTTTACATCATAAGAAGAATTTGCTTCAACATAAACTTGTAATAATTTTGTTCCATAAGTATTATCACTATCTTGGCTTAATACTCTTACCCCAGTAATTCTATTTTGGTGTCCACCACAATTTATAACAGTAAAGTTGCTATCCATAAAACTTCTTAACCAATGTATTCTAATAAATCCGTGGTCTCCAGAATCTGCGTCTGTAACTAATATTTCTCCAGCTTTTCTACCACTTGAATTAGAAGCTACTGTCATCCAACCTGGACCTACTGTAGCAGAATCACTTCCTTGTCTTCTAAAAAATCTTGTCGAATCATAATTATCTAATGTAGTAGCATTAATGCCTAAAGCATCTATATCAGATTTAGTTTGGTCTGCAGTAGCTCCACTTTCTATTCCATCTAATTTACTATGGTCAGAACTTGTAAAAGCAACTGATGTTGTGCCATTTATTGTTAAAGCGTCAGTTTCTAATGTTCCATCTACATCTACATTTCCAGATATGTCAAGAGTAGCTGCTGTCACTGTACCAGATGTAGTAAATCCAGCAGCAGTTATTGTTCCACTTGTAGTATCATTACCATTATTTTTTAAGAAAGCATCATCAACATTTAAAGTATCCCCACTCAAAGTAATATTTGTTCCTGCACTCAAATTAGTTTTAGATGAAATATCAATCGTTGGTATTCTTGCAGCGTCAAATGTACCAGATGTAATTTTACTAGCTGCTAAGTTAGGTATTCTGGCAGTTCCAAATGTTCCAGAAGTTATTTTACTTGCTGCTAAATTAGCAATTCTTGCTGCAGCTACTGTACCACTTGTAATTAAATCTCCACTATGATTAGGAACAGAAGTTAAAAATGCAGATGCGTGACTACCATCTAATGTATCAGCATCTAATCCATTTCCACTACCCTCATCTGAAGTAGTTAAAAGTCTTTGCCAATCTTGCCAGTCATCTGTTGTATCTCTTAATGTTCTAAAATATAAATTCGGAGTACCAGAATACCATTGAGCTCCTATTTGTGCAGAGCCACCAGTTCCTTGTCCAAAAGCTAATACTGAATAATATCCAGAAGCTGTACCAGTTCCCAATGTTCCATTATTTCTGTTAAATGTATATATACCAGTTTCGTGTACACTTCTACCAGTTTCAGCTGTTGTATCTCCAATATCAAAAGAGTTGTGTGCTATTCTTGCTGCATCAAATGTACCACTAGTAATCTTAGAAGTTGCTAAATTTGGTATTCTAGCAGTTGCTAATGTACCAGATACAACTTTACTTGCAGGAATATCATCTACTAATGCTAAGTCACCTAAACTTGCAGTAGTTGCTAATCCACTAATTCTAGTAGTTACATGGTCATATATTTGGTCGCCAGTTGCTAAAGTTGCAGCACCATTAGCTACTGCAGCAGTGTCTAAAACAGCACCAGTGCCTAATCCTAAATTACTTCTAGCACCACTAGCACTAGATGAACCAGTACCACCATTAGCTACTGCTAAGTCAGTGCCACTCCAATTAGAATTATTTATTGTAGATAATGTTGATAAAGAACCTAGTCCTAAATTACTTCTAGCACCACTTGCATCACTTGCTCCAGTACCTCCATTCGCAACTGCCAAATCAGTACCAGACCAATTAGAGTTGTTAACAGAAGATAGTCCACCTCCACCTAATTGACGATATGTACCACCATCATTAATATATAGCTCTGTTGTACCAGTTCTATATCCTAACTCATAATGTTCTAATACATCATTAGTTGAAGAGGGTACACCCGACCCTCTTTTTATTTTTATTACATTACCCATTTAGAATGTTCCGCAATCTATATCGTATTGATCTATTGTATTATGTACTGATGAACTAATACCTTCTAAGTTTGCACATATAGTATGTGATTTAGCTAATGCATTTACATTAATACTAGCTGCTGCACCTGGCTTTTCTGGTAATCCTTTAAAGAAGAACCATTTAGCTGCTGAACCATCATAACCTAAACCATCGTATACATACAAATCAGTACCGCCTGTGTCATTATCTCTTGGGAAAAAGATACCAACATCAACAGCATTTGCTTCTGTCCCTGCATCTTCAATCTCATCACCAAGTTCTAAGAAGTTATCACCTATAGAAACTGTAGTTGAATTAACTGTTGTAGTAGTACCATTAACAGTTAAGTTTCCAGCTAATGTCATGTTTCTAATTCCAGTAATATCTTTATTGCCGTCCAATATTACTGCTTTACTTGCAGAAGCTGTACCTGCTGTAATACCATCTACTAAATTTAATTCAGATGTAGATGCAGTTACTCCATCTAATTTATTTAATTCACTAGCTGAAGCAGTTATTGATGTTCCTCCAATCTGTAAAGTTGTAGCATTTACTTCTCCACTTGAACCGTAAATAACTGCTTTGCTATTTACTATTGTTCCAGCTGAAGAACCATCTACTAAATTAAGTTCTCCTGTGTTTGAAGTAATTCCGTCTAAGACGTTCAACTCACTTGTTTGTACTGTTGCACCGTCTAGAATGTTTAATTCTGAAGCCGATGAACTTGTAAACCCTCCTACAATCAAAGCATTTAACTCTGTTGTAGATACTGTACTATTATCACTACCTAATTTACCTATGTATAGTTTGTTGTTACCATTAGACCATGCTAACTCACCGTATGCTAATGTCAAACTAGATACATCTGTGGCATTATAAGTAGACGTTCTTTTAATCTGTATTTTATTTGCCATTAGAATATCCCTCCATTTATATCCTCATTTTGCAGAAGTACATCTGCGTCTTTTATACTAATTGTTGTTTGTCCTCCAGCTTCAGATGTAACTATACCAGTACCTGCTACTATATCTGAACTAAAGTTATCTGCTTGTGTTATGGTAACATCAGCAGTTCCGTTATCAATTTTTAATTTATTGTCATCATAAAAAACAATTTTTTTATACACATCTTTAATTTTATTTGGTCCTGTTAAACTTCCACCCATTATGTTGTCACTCCTATGTCGCTATAAGTTGGTACATTCGGCTGAGGAACATTAGTATATGTTGGCTCAGCAACCTTTCCTAATGGTGCTGGTATTAAAGTAAACACTGCATCATCAACCTTTCCATCAGGTGTTGGTATATCTGTAAAATTACCATCTGTGTTATCGTTAAAATGTTGGTGAAGATCATCAAATGATGCATGAATATCACTAAATGATGCTAAACCAAAGTTTCCTTTTTTCCACGGGTTAGCCATTTCTACCTTGACCTATATATCTTTTTTTATAATTAGGACTCATCTTATTACTATACTTTGTATTGTGACTATTCCCTTGTCTTGTTTTCTTTTTTCCATTTGTATGTCTAGCTTGTTGTGGTTTTAATCCTCTCATGCGAATGTCTTTACATTAATAGGTTTTTTACCATCACGTTTTTGAGTTCTTTCTGCTCTTCTTTTTCTATCAACAGCACTTTTAATTTGTTTTAATGTCATATTATTTGCTGTAGCTAAAGGAACACATTTAGGTTTTCCACGTTTACTATTTCTAGCATTTTTTCTACCGCAAGGAACCCAACTACCATTTTTTTTAGGTTGACTTATATCTACCCATTTTTCTTCATTAAACCATTTATCTAAACCAGTCTTAGCCATTACTTGCCCTTTCTATATCTTCCGCCTTTTTTCTTATAACATCTTACAAGCCATCCATTTGCATATGCAGACGGATATACTTTAAACTTTTTTTTAGCCTGTGATTTACAAGCAGCGTATAACTGTTTATCTATTGGAATATTCTTAGCCATCTTACTTCTTCTTTTTCTTTTTCTTACCTAATATTGCTTCTTGTAAAAATTTAGGTAATGTTTTTTGTTTTTTAGTTAAACCAACTTTCTTTTTTTTAGGCATTATTTACCTCCATGCGTTTTCATTACAGGTAAGTTCATTGTCAATGAAGCTCCTTTATGTGGTTTATATCCACCTTTAGGGTTTTTCATTAAAGACATTTTGTTACCCTTCTTCATAAAATGATATCCCTTTGGTGCTTTCACTTTCATTTTTTCTTACCCTTCTTTTTTTTACCTTTATGATATGGCATGTTATCCTCCTACCATTTAACTTTGTTAGCCCAGTATGCTGCAGAACATACACCTTTAGCTATATTTTTTCTATGTCTTGCTTTAAAACTTTTTCTTTTCATTTTCATAGCTCTAGATTCACCAGCTTTAGGTTTACCTGCAGTCTTTGCACCTTGTTGTCCAAATCTAATAACTTTACCATTAGGACACCCAGCACCTTTTGCAACCACTACATGTGATTTAGTTGGATGATTCGGTGTACGTTTTGGTTTATTATAACCTGAAACTCCTACTCTTTTAAGTCTTGGATCTGTTTTTTTAGCCATAAATACTCCTAATAACTAGACTGTTGTACGTGTCTCATACCAGAAACTCTATTTCTATTAGCAAAAGTTTTACCCTCTTTAACACCTTTTTCAAATTTATTATCAAAATATGGTGCTAATTGTATTGCTTCTGGCTTAGTTTCATACCCTAAAGCAATAGCTTTGTCAACTAAATACTGATGAAACTGACCTGGTAACTCACTTTGGTCAGCCATACCAGCACTATTATCATCTAAAGTTTTAAAATGATCTGCTTTTTTGTGATAAAATAATGTAATGGTAAATGCTGCATCAACAGATGTAAATCTATTCTTCTCACTTCTTAGTGGATCATATAATGCAATACCTATTGAATCACGTTCAAACCAATAAACATACTGCTTTGTTGTTCTTGTATATACTCTACTATAATTTGGCATTATGTTATATCCCTATATTCTGGTCTACCTATTAATCTTTTAATTTCTTTTACGTTTCCATCAGCATCTTGTAAATCAACTGACTTAACTTCTAATATTGAATCTTTCAATCCATAAAATCTTTGGTCAGCAACTGTATCAAATTGAGTTGCTTCATCTAATATTAAAGTTCTTTGACAAAACTCATCAGATGCTTGGTTTAATAAGTGAATAATTTCATTGATTCCAAGTTCTGGATGATGTTTCTTAACTTGATCAACCATCTGTTGCAACTTCATTTTGCCCTCCTACTGTTATATATGTAGTTAAAAAACTTAATAAATCTTGTGTTACTTTTACATACTGACTTTCATACCACTGGTATTGCTGTGTGTCAGCAGTTAAATCAACTTGATAATTCTGTAAATAAGTTTGTATTTGATTCATCATTGTTTGTGCTAGCTCTACATCTTCATCTGCTATAAAATCCATGGAAATATCAAAGTATTTATCGTAATCTCTTTTATCTGCATCTGTTCCTATTGCACCTGCAGCCATGTCTGCTGTTAATGTTGTGCCATTAGTAACATTAGGTTTACGTATTTGATTCATAATATATCTTAATAATTCTCTTGAAGCATATAACACTACCCCTCTTTCATATTCATTAGGAAAATTAGATACTGATGTACCACCCAATGATATACTTGATGCTTCTATTTTTCTTATTACAGCATTTTCACTAGCTGTTGGTGTTGGAGTAACATATAAAGTATCATTCATAACAGCATAAACTGGATCAAATTTGTTTGTATAGTATATACTATTAGCATCACTGTAGTCAGCAAAGTCTTCAAAAGCTACTTCTTTTGCTTTTCTGTTTCTTGTACCATCCCCTCTTTCTACAGCTACAATAGATAAAATATTACTAGTATCTAATGTTGTACTAGTATTATTTAATATAGCGTTGCTTGTAAGTTTTTGTGCTACAAGTCTATTAGTTGATATAGTCTTAATAATAAAGTTCAAACCCTCTGTCAAATACAGTTGAGCTTGTGCTGTATAATCAGGACTATCTATATCACCTACTATTGCTTCTATTTCTGTTTTAAAACTCATATCTCTCCTTGTTGTGTGGGGGAGTATATTTCAACTCCCCCGTATGCATTAACTAAACTGTAACACAGTGTGTGTTTCAGGAAGTTGAATTTCAAGACCTGCTTCTGTAAGAATCATGTCTTTTCTTCCGTCAACATCTCTGTTTTGAACATTAGTAATAATTTGAGTATCTCTTGATACACCATTACCAACTAATGGTCTGTAAGCTACGTTGTTTAGATCAATCATAATAGCAGTATTTTCATACTGGTTTCTGAATAATGGTTCCATTACAAGGTTTAAATTACCATATAATGTTGATATTCTAGTTACCAAATGACCAAATTGTCCTTCGATATTTTGAATATCCATACCACTACCAACTTGTGAGTTCAACGCCATAGTGTTACCTAAGAATGAAGAACCACCTAATTTGTTAAAATATGACATAACTTTTCTTGAACATAGAACAAGTTTCTCTCCACTGTTTCCAGATTCTGGTGAGAATACATCTTCCATTGCATCAATAAAAGTGTCATATGAAGCTGCACTATAACTGAAAGTTTTTACTTTACCAAAACGTTCAGTGTAAGGTACAATACCGTGAGTTCTACGTACTGGTCCAGTAGCTGTTGAATCATCTACTCCAATACCGAATAACATAGCATGCTCAAGATCCATCTTATGTTCCATAAGTTTTTCTTGATATACTCTCATGTATTCGTTGTTTACTCCACGGTATCTTGTTGCAAGAGCTGTACCAGAGAATAAAGGAACTGCAGTCTTAAAGATCTGACAGTATCCTTCTCTGTTGTAGAACTCATCGCTCCAAGATTCTGGGTCTGCAGAACCTTCAGCAAAAGCTGAACCAATTACTTGTCCATCTGCGTCTGCATCAAAACGTAATTTAGATGCTGATGCTGGGGAAATAGTTCCAGCGTTAGTTGCTGTAGCTCCATTAGAACCACTTGGTTTATACATTAAATATAAGAACTGCAAAGTTAATCTTGCAGCTGCTGCATCTGAAGTTAAATCAGGTGCTGCTGTAATCTTATAATATGCGATTGCACCAACGTCACTACCGTCACTACCGTCTGCGTCATATTCACACTCAATAGATAGAATTTGACCTTCTAGTAAGAAGTTAGGTTGTTGGTCTGCTACCTCTCTACCAAATTTATCATAACCGCAATCTACATCAAAAGCCGCTCCAGAAGCAAAGTTCCAGTTAGCATCAGAACCTGAATGTGCTGATGTAACTTTAGCTGCTTGAACCTGGAAGTTACGTCTTTGATATTGATGTCTTTGCTCTAAGAATTTAAATACAGGATCGTCTGTAGGCACCTTAGATACGTTAGACAAATATGTGAAGAAAGGCGATTGTTGAGGAGCAAGTTCAGCTACTCTTTCACCAAAGTTGAAGATTCGTCTATCAACATTGATGGAAGTACCCTGTACTGCTTCTCCTGGTGTCATGCTATATACATTTGACATCTTGTCTCTCCTTTAAATTAAAATGGATTCTTCTTTTTATATCTGTTAATCATAGAATCCATCATTTGATCTTCCACACTTTTTGATGACTGCGTACTAGCACCTGGTTGTACACCTATTGGCTTAGGAATACTTAGTTTTTCTTGTCTATTACTCATTAGTTGTTGCTTCTGTAAGGCTTCAGGTGTAACCTGTGCTACCTGTCTAGGAGCTGCATTACTATCCATTTGATGTAATTTAACTAAATTATCTAAAGACAAGGACTGTGGACTGCTCATTTTATTTATAAAATCATTAGCTTGTTCAGCAGTATAGTTATATTGAGACTGTAAATCTGAAATTACTTTCTGATTACGTGTAAATACTTCTTGTTGTTGTATTTGTTGCTCCATAACTTTACTTCTGTTAGCCTCTATTGAATCCATATAATCAGCTAATCCATCCAAATACTGCTCCTGTTTTGCCAGGTATTTACCTGACGCACTTTCAGGGTCAGCCAGTGCTTCAGAATGATCATAATCAGCAGGCTTACGAGGTTTAACAGGTCTTTCTATTTTAACTGTCTCCTCTTTCGGCTGTTCTGCAGGTGTAGATGCTTGAGCTTTCATAAGCTCTGTAACTTGTGATTTCAGTAAATCTACTTCAGCTGCACGTTTATCTGCTTGACTTTGCCAGTATTTATAACTGTCATTATCATTCTTTGGATCTTCTACACTCGGAACATCGGAAGGTTGACTTTCAACGACTATCTCTGGCTCTGAGTCAGCTTTTGCAACAAACTCCTCAGATTGTGGTTGACCAAAAACTTCGGCGAAAATGTCTTCTTGTGTAGTAGGTTCAGTTGCAGTCTGACTTTCTACTTTTTGTTCTTGTGTATTATCCATGTTTTTTGCTTCTTCCATTTTATCTCCTTTCTAACTCTCCATTTCCTCTGCTGGTATATCGAAGATATTCTCAGTCTCTTCCATTTCATCCAGCTGTTCAGGTGTAACAGAGTTTATCAGATTTGATTTTGCATCATTAAGTCTAGCTTTATATAAGCTAGCTGCCATATCAGCACGATTAGATATTTGATCTAAATCTTTACTGAATTTTTCTACTTCTAAACGTTTCTTAGCATGTATTTCTTCACGTTCAGCAGTCTGAAGGTCTCCCTTGACCTTCTTCAATTCTTCTTGCAACCCTTGTATTTGTTGCATCATTTGTGCCATTTGACTAGAACGTTCCATAACTCCTTCGATATCTACAAGTTCTGTCTTCTTTAACACTTCTACTTGGTCTATTAAACCCATTTGGAACATTTGCATATAAGTATTTAACAATGCCATTCTATTTGTTGGTAATGTAGAACCAGATACAACAACAATATCATATCTTCCTACACCCACATCATGAAACTTAACAATGTCCCCATCTTCTACTTGTTTATAAAAATTAATTTTTTCTTCTTTTTCTAACCCATTAGGTTGTATTAGACGTATAACTTTTTCTTCAGTATATATTTGCTGTATTAATGGTATTGAAACTTTAGCACATTGATTTAAAAAGTTTTCTATATCATCACGTCTTGATTTAATTCTACGCTGGCCAAACTCGTCTACAACTAATGTTCCTCTATAAGTCGACGGTGCACTTTGACCACTACCTTGCATAAGTTCAAAAATACCAAAGCCATATTCTAAATCATATTTAGCATCAGCTTCATTCTTATACAACTCATTTGGTAGTGGGACTGGGCCAGCTACAATCGGTGCACCCAATTCAGCATCAAACTCAATTACACTAGTACCAGCTTTACTCCATTCTTGTTCTATTTGATTTAAATCAGCAGAACCTCTAGGTATTAAAAGCTTTACATTTGTACTTGTACTTGCATGTGCTATAATTAATGAACGTATTTTATTAATATACTCTTGTAATGGTCTATACAACCTTACATCAGACTCAGGATATGGATTTCTATGATGTACATTCATTAATGGTATAATAGGATAGTCTTCTGTTGGTAGCATTCTTTTATATAATAAATGATCTCCAACAGACACTACCATCTCTATACATGGTTTTTCTATTTGATTACTTACCACATCTTTCATAGCAATCAATTCTTCTATACCTATAGGCACTAATACTGTAGTACTACCTGGTATAGAGTTTTCATCTTCTTCTCCTGGAACTCTTACTGGAGGTTGAGGTATTACTTGCCCATCTTCTCCCATAACAGGTTCTGCTATTTCATAATGAAACACTCCTCCTGTTTCTGCTATAACATCAAATAAACCAAATACTGCTTCATCATCAAAGATAATTACTTCTTCTCCAGTTATTTTTCTAATCTTAATATAAGTTCTAGTTAAATATTTATTATAATCTGATGGATTAAATAAAAACTCTCTTTGTGAAAAAGGTTCAAAAACATTATAATAGATTTGATTCATCTTAGTATAACGTTCTGTATATCTTCTTTTAGTATGCATTTGTGTATCATCGTCACCAAAAAACATTTGTCCTTCAGTTGCAGCTAAATTAGTTACAGGATAATCATCCTCATTGTCTGGTTCTGGATTAGATTGCTCTATAATATCCATATATTCTGGATATACTTGTTGTGCATATTCATCTGTCATATACTTAACAACTAAAATATGTGCAGCATCTCTAGCATAAACATCTTTTGCATTAGGATCTATAAATACATCTAAAGGATTCAAAGATTTAATACATACTTCACCTTTACCTAAGTCAGCATTAGGGTCTTGATACACTTGCATTACACCCATTCCACCAACATAATAGTCGTCTATAATCTTTTTAAGTTCTTCATCTCCAGATGATTGTTGCCATATATACTGAAATAAATCAGAAAATACACTTGCAGTTTTTCTGTCAGAATCTTCTCTAGCTGTGGCTCTAAATTGAGGTGAGTTGTATGTTAATAACGATTTTGCTGTTTCTACAATAGGGTGAATACGATTGACTACGATAGGTGCTTGACCACGAGACTCTAATACTTCTTGTTCTTCGTTGGTCCATTGAGCCCCAGCTCTAAATTCGATTGACTCTTGAAACTTTTGTGCCCAAAGTTCTCTTGAACTTCTATATTCTGTGTATAATTCTCTTGTTAATTCTACTTCTTCAGGTGTTTCATATGAGCTAATAGTACCATTCTCATATCCAAAGACAGTTTGTTTGTCCTTTCTAGACTGTGTCCTTGTTGCTTTTTTCTTTTTTTGTATGCTTGTTGGCACGTTTTACCTCAATATAGTTTTTAGGAATGTCAGTTTTAAACAAACTATCCACCTGATTTATAAATTTTTTAAAGCTAAAATTGTATTTCGTAAAGTCAATCAAAATTTTATCTGTAATTTAATTTAAAATAAAACGCTTGTCAAGTCTTTTTTATAGTAATTTCCAACTTTTTTTAGTTGGCATATAATAATCTTCTTCTTCTACATAAACTCTTTCAGCATCATGTGCTGGTTTGTAGCAATTTTTGTTAGCATAATAAAATCCATCTAACAAGTCATCATGCTTACCTCTAGGGTATAATGTTAGCTCATCTACTAATGCTTGCATACTTTTTTGTATAAATACTTTACCATTAGCAAAGATGGGCTGTAAACTTTCTAACCTGTAAGATTTTCTAGTTCTAGGATTTTCTTTTATTTCTAATCCTGGTATAAACATACCCATCTCTTCTGCCTTCTCTTTAATGTATTGACGCAACATTTCTTGATAACCAACAGATTCTATTCTTGTTTTAGAACTTTTATAGTTTTTAAAGTTCTGTATAATAGCATCTGCTAAATCTAAAGGAGTCGCCCTCTTTCTGAAATACGGGAGTACCCAACGATTATTATCACTATCAATAGCAATATTGAATATAACACTATAGTCTGCTCCTTTCTTAGTACTAGATGCGGGATCGACACCAGTAAACACGTTTACAGGTCGAACATCCTGCACTTCCTCACCATTTACGTTCGTCAGTACAAGATTCGACAATCCCTGTTGATCTCTTTCGATGTATCCATCGTAGTAGTTAATATCTTCGGCACGAAATAGATTGTCTTCATCTCCTACGATTTGACACAAATATTCTCTATAAAATACCGACAACCTGTTAATACTGTCTAATTCTGATTTCTTTTCCTTTAATTTATCTATGGGCCATACTTCTGGCCATAAACTTATATTAGTTTCTAAGTCTGGACTGAAATGCATATTCTTCCAACCCTTCATATCTTTTAACGTCTCAACCATACATCGCTCATGCTGCGGAGTACCAATGACACAGATTCTACCACGTAACGGGTCAAGGGATGGAACACCACTCTGCAACAACCAACGTAGATTATATTCCATTGCCTCAGAAGTCTTTGTATTATTCTCATCTTCTGGATCATCAAGTACCAACAAAGTAGGTCTCTGGTTCCCATGCTTAATCCCCCTTATCTGTTGTCCTGTTCCTTTACATATAATTAAACTACCATCTTTAAGTTCTACCTCTGTATTTGTCCACTTCCTTGCCGATTGTTGACCCCAATAGCCAAAAAAGTATCTAAACTCTTGAGAATAGTCTAATACATCTTTTATAGTACCTAACAACTTTGTAGCATGTGATTGTGTTCTAGATACTAATACAATAACTTTTATACCTTTATCAAACATTAAATGCCATAAAGGATAAACACCAGCAACAATAGATGACTTAGCATGACCACGTGGTGCTATAATATTTATTTGTTTATGTTCTCCAGATAACTCTTTTACTATATCGTAATGAAACCCTGGTGAGTTCTCACTAAACATGTTGGGCATAACCATACGACCAAACAACAACATATCTTGTTGCATTTCTAATAATATTTTCTTTTTATCCATTAATCTTTTATAACTATAGTAAGTTGAAAGTCTTCTAATACTTGAGTTAATACTGCTAAAAACTCTATGACATTGACTTTCTTACCTTCAATCTGTATCGTTTTCTTCATCTACCATTCTCGTTTGTGTTGCTTTTAACTTTTTAGTTTGCTTATCATACGTATCAGCTATTTGATGTGACATATCCATTTCTATAGACTCTGTAACCTGTTTGTTCTTAGGTTGCATATCTAAAAATACGGACAACTCTTTAGCTGCACGTATCATATTAGCTGGATCTTCTTTTACTTTAGCTGTATCTATCGCATCTTTCATTACATCTAATACATATCCTTCGTCAATTTGTTTATCAACTAGTATTTCTTTTAGCTTATCAGCCATAATCTTCTTTACCTCTTTAGTTCTTAGTAGTTTTCTTACAGCAACCTCTGGATTTTTTTGATCAGGTCTGTATATTCTACCTATTTTGTCCATATCTGGCGTTTCACCTGCCATTTTGTAGGCTAAAAACGCATCTATTGCTAAATCTGCTCTATTTCTAGTAGATTCTAGCTCTGCATAACTTTTTGTAGACACATTACTATAGTTTTTACTATAATAATGGGGTTCAAACTCTAGTTTAGCAGTTTTTTTAGCCCATTGCCTACCATACGGAAACACCATTTCAATGCTTGTACCGTAAATGTTACGCTGTAAACACTCAGCCACATAACCATCGTCACTAATTCCCCAATCACCTGGGTTACACTTGTTCCAATGTTTGTATTTCTTACCAATCTTTTGAAATTCTTCTTTGGTATATACTTCATAATCAGTGGATTCAAAGTTATTTACTTTCAGTCTTCTTGTTATCTTTATCATCTAATGGGTATTTTTTTTCTAAAAATTTTAGAAAGTTTTCTTTGTCACCTTTCATATCCATATATTCATCTAGGGCCCTATCACCGTTGAAAACTTGCAACTTTAATTGCTCTAACTGAACCATCAAGGCCCCAATCATACCTGCCATCTCTTTTATAGAAGGTTTTTTTGTATTTTTTTTACCTGTAATCATTTTTTTCTTGACATCCTTGTTTTTTCTTAGTATACTCTAAGTACTACTTAACACATGTGTTAGTATACTTTAAGTATAGCTAGTTTAATGTTCTAGCAATTCTTATTCCTAATTCTAAAGTTTCATATACAAAATCTATTTCAGCCTGAGCATAGTGCATACTCTTAACATGTATATGTTCTTCGTTACCTGGTTCAAAATCAAACTCAATCCACTTATCTGTAGATCTATCAAGTTTTTGTAACTTTCCAGTCATAACCATCTCAAACAGCATTTTCTTAGGAATTTTCATAATTTCATATAATATAAAACCAATTATTTAAAAATGCAACTAGAATGTGTGTGCGTGGTATATAGTATACCTACCTCACCTTATTTTGCCTTTGTTTTTCTAAAAAAGGTTTATTTTAATTAAATTAATGAAAGGTTAAAAAAATGGATAATGAAAATAGAACAGTTAAATGTGTTGGATATACTATTGCGTCTGATAGTTATACAACCCACGAAGTAAAGAAAACATCTGATTTACCAAACAACTTGGTATCGGGACAATTTGTAGAGTTTGATTATAAATTGACAGATGATGAAAGACAAGCACAATCAACCCGACTATGTGCTAATGGTTATGAAATATCTGAAAGTAATTCGGCAGATAGTGATACTACTTGGCCGAAACACTTTTCTGATAGTGTGAAGTATGCTATCCAGAAAGTTAAAGCGTCTAAATCTTGTAAAGGATTAGGTGCTTAGTCAGTTAGTTAGTGAGTAGATAGATAATTAAGTTTGTCTATCTACTTGCTTTTTTATATAATACCCTACAATAAGGGCAATGAAAGGAAAGAGTAATGGATATAGAAACTACCAAACTTGCTATTAAATTAATTAATCAGTTTAATCACGAGTTTGACAATAGAACTATTCTACCAGATTCAATAACAATGATATCACTTAGTAAGTTAAGTCAGAAACAATTATTGGATTTGATAGGCTTAATAGATCGTAAGAAAGTAGTTATTGCAATGCGTCAACTACTTAAGATGATGAAACAGAAAGGAGAGAGTTAATGGAATATGAACTATTGATTATATTGCTAGGGTTCAGCATGCTACTGAATATAGTATTTATGTTAGTCAATGCAGAACATTTAGGCTACAAACGTGGTTTGAGAGATGGCAAAGAGTAAAAGCAAAGAGCAAAGTCCTATCATATATAAAGGTAGGGCTTTGACTCGTCAACAAATAAAACAACTATTCAAAGCAGGTATAGTAATACCTGAAGTAGAACTAAGAAGGATAGAACTACTTGAAAAGATAGATGAAATAGAAGATAAGTTAATGGACTTATCAGAGAGATATAGATAGATTTGAAGTATGTTTATATGCGTGGTGAATAATGTGACACTGACATAAACCACCTTGAGTCAAGAGCGTGCAAGAAATACACGCTTGTAGTTAGGCAATGGCCAAATGGCTGAGCAAACCTATGACATATCAAGATATTACTAACAGTGAAAACGCACGTGTAATTCGTGAGTAATATTGTAGGGGGATAGCTTCCCAATGCGTAGTCCTACTATAAACATACTTTAAAAGATTTAGATAGATAAAAATAGAATGTTTTATAGAGCAAACGAAGGTACATATGTGGGATAATATGTTTAGCTAACATACCTAGTAGAGTATTTCATGGTAAGTACACCCATTAGCACTTACGATACTGTATGTAGATCCAGAATACTTATCATAAAACAAGAACACTGTCTCAAGAGAGTAAGTTCTATACAACATCTGGAATGTCAGATGACAAGTAGAGCTGGTGCATCCGTGGCTTTTATCTATCTAATATAATTCGGTGGCTGATGTGTGGTGAAAGAGATTGATATTCTTTCCTGAACAGCCCATTCAGTTCTTGAGTAACCACACACGCTTAACAAATGAAAGGATAAATAATGAGTGATGTAAATATAAAAACAGCCTTGTATCAATACAGGGAAGATACTGGATATACGATAGAAGATTTATTTCAACATCCAGATATTGATTTTGACATAGATGTAAATGATATAGATCATATAGAATTATCATACAATAGATATAGCCACAATGAATGTTGGGCATACTTTCAAACTCGTAGGAGTGATGAAGAGATAGCACAAGATCAAGCGTTTGGCTTGCCAATGCATAGTCATAATTGGTATGCTGGTATGCGTCTAGATGTAAATATATTACGAGAAATTATTAACTTGGAAAGAAGTTCAATACCATATAGATTATATGTAAAGTTTGCAAGAAAGTATATGCATATTAAACTTGAAAGGAAAGATAATGAAGACGGAAGTAATACAACCACATCCTGATACATATATAATGAATGATAAGGATAGACAAAAAGCACTAGAAGAGTTCTATGATAGATTTGGAGCATGGTACTTTTTCAATTTTAAAAAGTATGGTGGATACAAAAAGTCTTGGATAGAACGATATGATAGAGAAATAATGAATCACAGAAAGAGGGTGTAATGGCAAAAGGAAATAATCGTGAGATTAAAATTAGGTTCGAAAAAGAAATGCGATTTGCTGGTGAACAGTTAGAAGCAGTAAATGATATTACTTGGAACGAACGAGATGAAGTAGTAAAAGAAGTAATGAAATTAGTATCAGAGAGATTGGATGCTGGTGCTATTAAGTACAATGAACAAGTTCCAATTACTTTACAAGAGTGTCTTGAATCTAAAAGAGATAATCTTGTAGAGTCAATAGAAGAAGACGTAGATAGTCTTGTTTACTCAATACCTGAAGTTATTTTACAGACTCAGTTATCAGATAGTATAACATACAACTTGCTACGTAAAGCTAATGTGTATAAGTTCTATGCATTGTATTATTCAATGTTAGCACTTAAACACGATACGAAAAGGAAAGAAAATGAGTAACTCAAGTCGCCTATTCACTGGCGTTAAATACAAAGTAGATCAACAAGATTGGACAACCGATATGAATGTTCCAGAAAATGTAACAACTGTAGATCAGTTTATTCAATACCTGAATACAGTAGACACTGGTGCATACAATAGTATTGGTAGAGACAGTACAATCAATGTTAATGTACAGCAAGGTAACAGAGCTACAGAGCTAAGTGCTATTAGGCCAGACGCTCCAGGTAGTGATGTAGATGGCCACTTATGTTTCATTACATTTAATAGAAACAGTAAAAGAGGTGGATAACTAATACAATATGGGGGGTGACAATATGTTGCCCCTCAATGAAAGGAAAGGAAATAATATGTGGATTAAAGAAGATATTGAACAACTTAATATCGATATTGATTTACTATCTCAAGAACTAATACTTGGTCCAAGTAATATGGTAAACAAAAAGATTGCAGCACTGAACAGAAGGTGGATTACAAACACTTATGTTAGTGGCAATAGGTCTTACCTAGAACCACTTGAACCATTACGATTCACTAAGAAGTATCGTTGGTCACCTGGCTACAAAGACATAGTTAAACAAGTAACAGTAGAAAGACTATTGCAACTTGAAAAGCCTGGTACATTGTCAACGATGAGAAGTAGAATGAATAATCAAGAATGGAATATGAAATACTTTTGGGAAGATCTGATGGCTATTGAAGACCTGATGAAAGAACTCAGAAGTAGAAAAGCAAGTACAGATGATGATATGACATCAGCAAAGAACAACTTGAATAATGTGATTACAACACTACTAAAGAAAGTTGAAGACGCAAAAGTTCTATTCGATTCATATCCAAATATGGAATATCTATTTAGATTTATTTACAAAGATCCAGATAGATACGATCCAGAAACACAAGATAGAATGCAGTTTGATGAAAGTCAAATGTCAGCATTGAAACTCTTGACTGGTCAGATTGAGTTGTCTTTTAAGTTTGAAAATCCTACAATGGAAGTTCATACAACAGATAATACATTTGCAAAAGACTATGAAGGAAGTAAATCGTATGGTACAATACAGTTCAAGAAACCTGTATACCTGAACTTTAGATTACCTTTGTTTGAATTGTTTCAAGCATTGTATACATCTGACTTAGAATCTGTAACTGAAAGTGAGATATATGGTAGATTGTCACACGATAGTTTGATGACTAAAAGAAACTTTCTATCAATATATGGGTTCGGTGATTTATTGAATAACAGATATTCATTTAATAACAATTCAGTTAGAGGTTGGTTTGATGATGGAAATATAAGACATCCATACATTAATCATCGTGATAATCGTGAACAAGATTCAGTTGATTGTTTTGATGTATGGCAAGTTCCAGATACAAGTGTTTGTTTAGGTAACATGCAAAACGATATGTTGAATGCATTTGTTCAAATGGATTTTATCCAGTTACTTACACTGATACAACAATGGAATAAGTATTGTATGTACAATACAAACCCACTAAACAATATATCATATTCATTTGATAGATTTATTAGTGCAGATGATTTCAGTGAAGATATGTTTACAGATCATGTGAACTTTCAATTTGATACATTGCATCGTCAATCTATGATAGATATTGGTTTCAATCCTAATGAACTTGATATCAAAACAACATATCAAGATAGTAGTTGGGACAGAGGTGGTGCATTCTGTTACACTAATGCATTTGGTTATGATCAGATTGGTCGTGAAGATGGAGTACATTTTGGTATTGATATGACAAGTAGAGATTATCGTGCACATATAAACTCTGTTAGATATTATCTTGATAGATATGATAATCCAGATGGTGAATATATATATGATGATATAATCACAGCAGAAGATGTAGCAACATACGAATCAATTAAGATTGCATTGATGCAAGAGTGGATTGATTGTCTTGAAAGTAATAACTGTATTACAAGTAAGTATGGTAAAGCATATGAAGTAAAACAGATTCTAGATAAAATCAATAATGTAGAAATGGAATCAGAAACAATAGAACCAGTGGAAGAAGATGATGATGATGGTTGGGAACCAGTTGTCAATCCACATGCAGACTTACCATTTGGTAGCGATGAAACTATCGTAGCAAGTGAGTTTGGAACTGCAGAAGAAATACAATCAGCAATGGAACAACAAATGATGGAGGATATGTAGTATGAGTAAGTTCGTAATGTCTAATGAAGATTGGACAACACTAATGCAGTATGCCAAATATGCATACGATGAACATAAATCAGAGATAGGTGGATACATGGTTGTTAAATATGTAGACAAACAGTTTGTATTTTCTGAGCCAGTTATACTTCAACAAGAAATAACAGCTAGCAATACAGACATCACAACAGAAGCACTAGGTAAATACTTTACTGAAACAGAAATCAAATATGGTGGTGAACCGTATTGGTTGTGCTGGTGGCATAGTCACCATACAATGGATGTATTTTGGTCGGGAACAGATAAGACAGCAATAGAACAATCTGTTAATGACAACTATGCATTTTCATTGGTAATCAATCTGAAACAAGAACAGATACTTAGAATCAGTGATTGGAAAACTGGTACACAAACAGATACAAAAGTTAAAATACTTGGTAAAGAATTTGAAATACCACAAAGTATTAAAGATGAAGTAGAAAGTTTGTGCACTAAACCTACACTTGTAAGAACTAATACTGGTTGGTATGGTCAACATTATTCTAAAAAGATAAGTAAAGAACAATTAACAATGTGGCAAGATGAACTAGATGATGAAAGAGTAAATCTTGAAGCAGACATTGATAACATATTGCAAGACTATCTGATAGATAATGACTACCCAACTGCAAGAAAACGATTTGGAACTTTGAATCGTAAACTTGGACAAAGTAAAAGTGAACTAAGAGTAATCAAACTTGAACAAGATGAGTTGGATACAGTAATAAATTATGCATTAGCAGAACAATATATCTATGCTAAAGGCACAGAGCCTGACAAAGCAGAGATGATTGCTGATGCATCATTTGAAAGGAGTTTTAAATGAACGAGAGATATGCAGGCTTAGTAAATAACTTTGATAATTATGCATATCATTTCCTAGGTTGCGGTGCTATTGGTAGTGCCGCAGCTGTAACTATGGTTAAGATGGGTGCTAAATGTATTCACTTGTATGATATGGATAAAGTAGAAAGACCCAATGTTGGTGTGTCAGTATACGATACAAACGATATCAATAAAGATAAAGTATCAGCATTGAAAGATAGATTGCTTCTAATAGATCCATATCTAGAAGTACATACACATCATGGTATGTTTGAACAATACAAACCAGAAGATAACAATGTAGTTATACTAGGTTTTGATTCAATGGAATCTAGACTATATGCAGTAGAACAAATATTGAAACATAAGAAACCAGATGTTTTGATTGATGGTCGAATGGGTGCTGAGCATTATCAACAGTACACATTTAAAAATCCAACACTATCACAATACAAGAAGACTTGGTATTCAGATAGTGAAGGTGATGACGAACCTTGCAATGCAAAAGCAACTAGTTATTGTAGTAGTATGACTGGTAGTTTTATATGCAACAATGTCAAAAAGATATTGAAGGACGAGCCATATTTGAATAATTTTTCTTTTAATTTTCAAACAATGGCACTAAATTCAAATGGTTTCGTAAGTTAAATTAAACTGGTGTGGGGGGCTATATACCTCTTCTATATCCACAGTATCTCATCGCAGTCCCCCACCTAGACAAATGAAAGGAAAACAAATGTACTATGACGTAGATTTAGATGTACTTTATCTTAAATGTTTTACAACAATCGAACTAATATTCTTTATTGTTTGTATACTTGTATTGTATGAAGCAATAAAATATATTGTAAGGTTAAAAAGAAATGGCTAAGGTAATAGATAAGAGTTGGTCAATAAAACATGAGGGTAAATTAAATCCAAATAATATCATCTTCAGTAATAAATATAAAGAAGTATACAAAAAGATGAAAGAAGTTGACGACTCAATAAAAAAAGTAAATGAAGATGATGATCCAGGATTGTTAGTATGTACAGTATGTAATACAGGTTCAAACCCAGCAGGACATGCTGAAGAGTTTGGTGATATATGGGTTGCATACTGTCATGGTTGTGGTGATTATGGTGAATTTATTTACGAAAAAGACTTGTAAAAGTCAATACTTAGGAGTATATTATGAGGCTCAATAGAGCATAATAATAATAAGAAACGAAAGGCAATTTGAATATGAAGTTCAAAGGTAAAGAATATACTGAAGTCAAAGATCGTATCGATGCATTCTTATCTGAATATCCTGAAGCTACAATAGAAACAACATTAGTTTCAGTAAACAATATAACAGATACACCAACAGGTGAAAGATGTAATGAATACTTAATCTCTGCTAAAGTATACCCTTCAAAAGAGAACAATCCAGATCAATACTATACAGGTCATGCAGCTGAACGTGACAATACTGGATTTGTTAACAAAACATCAGCACTAGAAAATTGTGAAACATCAGCAGTCGGTAGAGCATTAGCCTTTGCTGGGTATGGTGGTGGATACGCAATAGCTTCAAAAGAAGAAGTGGATAATGCAAAAGCTGCACAAAAGAAATCTCATGTAACAGTAAAAATGTTAGAAGAGTTAGATGCTAGTTTTAAAAGAGCAGTACCATTCTTAGAAGAAGCAATGATAAAGAGGTATAAAGAACAGCGTACAGCTGGACACTTTGATACTAAGTTAAGAGTCAATGCTACAATGCAATACTTTAGTCAAATGATTAAGGAGGGCAAGGATGTCGGAAAAGACAAAAAGAATGCCAAGTGAGCATAGAATATCTGGCTTAGAACCAGGTGAAATACAAACTATATCAAACGATTTCGGTGAGTTTATATTACTAAGACTACCATTTAAAGATGGTGAATATGGATATAAATTTATTGATAACAATAAAGTCATTGATGCAGTTACTAATCATTGTGATAATCATAATGATATGATGAACGATGCAATCAATGAAAAGACAAATGAATACATGGAGGATAGTAAATAATGGCTATTACAGGTACTAAACATAGTAATGCTAGTAAAACATTAAGAAATTATTTTGTTAATGATACTACTATTACAGAAGTTGAAGTTATGGATTCACAATACACAGATCTAAGTTTGAAATTATTATTGACAGATGATAATAATGGATACACTTATACTTGTTTTGTAAATCAAAAGTTCGAGAAAGACAACAATGGTGTTGTAACAGGATTAGCATATCCTGATGATTTAAACACATTGTATGTTGCAGCTAAGTGTGACTTAAATGTTAGTGATGCTGGTATCTTAGATACTAAATCACTTGAGTCATTGCAAGATAAGAAAGTATCTTGTATTACTTACAAGTCTACAGGTAAATACAAACGTCAAACTTGGGGTGTTGTATCAAGTCCTGCAGATAAAGAACAACTTGAATCTAGGTTCAATCAACAACTGAAAAAAGGTTATCCTAAAGATTATGATAAGGGTGAAAACTTAACACCAGATGATGTTAAAGAAGCTCTTGATGGGATGCCATTTTAATGTCTGCACAAGATATCATAATTGCATGGATTAAAAGTATAAAATCTAAAAATCCAGTGTTTTATAGTTATGATTTAGAAGGTGCATTACCTACATATGGAAACCTAGTACATCAAAAGATGCACACTGGAAGTACTTATGCTAGGGCATTTAGAAAGATTCGTGAAGAAAATACTTTAAGTAGACACGGATTAAAGTTAGAAGAAGTTGAACATAGCAATAGTAAGGTAAAAGGATGGAAGATAACAGACTAATAGAAGTTGTAAAAGGTAGCATTAGAAATAGAAATAATGTTATGTCTTACAAAGACTATTTAGAAGTAGAAAAACAAAACTACTTTGGTACTGAAATGTATAGATCATATTATCTTTTTGATAACACTTTACAAAATCATGTTGCTTTGTCTAAGTCAGTAAGAAAGTTTGATGGCTTAGCATATTTAGATAGAATATTAATAGATATAGATAAAGGAGATATCGATGGAAATGATTTACAAGATTATATTAGACATTGTTGTAATGAGCTTTTCGATTATGGTATTAATTCTGAGCATGTTAATATTTGGTTTAGCGGCAGTGGCTATCATATTGAGCTACTTAATGTTTTTGGGTTTCAACCTAATAAAAACCTACATACAAAAGTTAAATCTACATTAACAGAGCACTTCAGTTTTGGTGACAACATATACGATAAAATGAGAATCATTAGATCAAATTGGTCATTAAACAAGAAGACTAGTCTATATAAGGTATGGATACCTTTAGATGATATTTGGACAATAAGTTACGATGAAGTTTGCAGTATAGCAAAATCCAAAGCAGCTTATACTAAATATAGCAAAACAAAAACAAACTTTTATGCTACATTTAATGCTTCAGATATATATATAGAACCTTATTTACAAAGTTCTATAGTATCAAAAGTAAGTGCAAGTTCAAATGTAATACCAATGAATACAGGTAAAACTAATTCAGTTGTTACTTGTGTTCAACACATCTTTAATGAAGGGCCTTCACAAGGTTCAAGAAATATGAAGATGATGCGTATGATAAGTTCATATAAAAGAGCAGGTATTCCATTTATAGTTGCATACAACGGTATGATACAATGGGCACAAGGTGAGTTAGAATTAGATGAAATAAATAGAACAGTACAAAACATATATGATAATCAATATATATATGGCTGTGATGATTCTATTCTAATGGAGTATTGTGATCCAAAATGTATACACTTTAAACGTAAAGACTATGTATTAGATATACGTGATGTTAGTTCATTAGAAGATACATTCAAAGAATATATTACTAATGACTTAACAACAAGAAGTGTAAACATGCAAGATATATTTGATGGTGCACCAGACTATGCATTTAGACCAGGTGAACTTATTATATTTAGTGGTGATACAGGTATGGGTAAGACAGCTTTTGTACAGAACATAGTTGCAAAAGCAAAGAAAGATACTTTGTTTTTATCATTAGAAATGAATGAGATATTAACTTGGAGAAGATTTGGTCAGATTGCTAAAAAGAAAAACAGTGATTGGATTATAGAACAATATAAAAACAATCCAGACTTTTCTTTACAAGATGAACTAAGTCATCTAAAGATAATGGTGATAGCACCTGAGATTGAGGCTGTAAAGAAAGTAGTAGCACAATATGAACCTAATATATTAGTAGTAGATACTACTGATGAAATGCAAGTAGATAGGTTTGATGGTGATATACAAAAACAAAATGTTATTATAGATGCATTGAAACAGATTGCACAACGTAATAATACTTTGATCTTTGCTATACATCACCTGAACAAAGCTAGTGCTTCACAAGGTACAGTTGGGCTACACTCTCTTAAAGGTTCATCAAATGTAGTACAGAAAGCTGATAAAGTTATTGTTTTAAAGGGTAATCGTAACGAAATTTATAGAACTGTTATGTCTGAGAAATCTAGAGATGACGGTAAATTAGAATTTGTTACAGAGTTTAATCCTGAAACAATGACATTTAAAAAAGTAAACATATAAAGGAAAGATAATGATAAAATACAAACATACAAATAATAATGACGTAAATATGAGAAAGTTAACACTGTTTAGTTTATTTGATTTATGTTATTATGTTGACTCTAATATTGGTAAACACTATGGTATATCAATAGGAGTTGGTACTAAACAATTACATTTATTATTACGTAATTGGGATACCAGTATAACAATGAGATCGCCTAAGTATGACGCATAAAAATAAAGTTCGTGGCAACAATCTTGAAAGAGAAGTTGTTAATGCAGCTAAAGAAGTGGGGCTCTCTGCAAAGAGGGCCTATGCTTCTGACGGCAGATCATTAGGTAAATCAGAAGTCGTTGATGTAATAGTAGAAGACTATTGCGTGCAAGCAAAACGAAGAAAAAGAATAGCTGAATGGTTATATCCAGATAATCATGGTGAAGACGTAGATGTAGTAGTAACTAGAATGGATAGAAAAGAACCTTTAGCTGTAATACCATTGAAAGAATGGTTAAGACTAATAAAGATAGAAAGGGAAAATAATGATGATAGAGATGAATAAAGACGAGGCAACCGTAATAATTAAATTAGCACAGAAGATTATCACAGCACTAGAAGATGAACTGAAACAAAAACATAACAAACAGATCAGGAAATCAGAAGATAGTGAAGATACTACTGATGGCTATGTAAACCAAAGTGGGAGTTATGAATGAGTAAAGATCAAATAACTTTAGTATTTTATAATCCAGCAGAAGTATTATTAATGAAAGCAGCTTTAGTTAATTATAAAAAAGCACCTTTTGTTTCTAAACAAGAAATGATTATATTAGAAGAATTACTAGATCGTGTAAACGAACTGTAATATGTGAACATATACTCCTATGAAAACGAGCAAGGCAGGTTTAACCTTTAGACGAGATTATTCATTTGCCTGTCTTGTTCGTAAGATTTGGCCTACATAATAGCAGTTAAAAGGACTGTTGCAGGTATTAAACCCTGTTCACCCTTACTAGTTGCTATATGTATCTTTCGTAAACTAATTGGTTAGGCTCATATATTAAGATAGA